TCCACTGGATAGTGAAGTCGTTGGCAAATTTAACAAAGCCCGCATTAGCATCAAGTTTAGATGCTACTATAGCACCTTGGCCTAATAAGTTTTTAATTGTAACAAGCGTACTTGCCGGAGCATCTTTCCAGTTTGCACTTCCAAGGATTGCTTTAATTTGGTCTGTGATAGGAGCGTGTGCGCTCGTGTCACGGCTATGCGCATCTAACGCTCCTCTAGTAAGATATGCCGCATCAATCTTCTTAACGGTTACATTTGTAGAATTGCCAATTACAACATCTAAAGAGAATACTTTAGAATTAATAGGTGTCTCCTTGGATGGAATATAAGATGCATAGTTACCACCATTACTATATGCAATTAGTTTAGCTGCAGCATCCGATTCGCCTTCGAGATTAGCATATACGCCTAATTCCCTAGCAAAAAATCCATTAGTTACCGTACTATTGCCTACCGCAAATTCAATTCTAAATTGACCGTCTCCTACAAATTCACCGTTAGAGGTAAATGGACACTCCAATTTTGGAGCTATTACAGAAGTCATAGTATCGATATTTTGGTTATCTAGTTGGCCGTCCCCAGTAACTAATTTAATGTATTGCAACTTCTTACCTGTTGCTTGTGATCTTGCGATTAACTCACGGCCATAATTGGTTAATCGTGTATTTGGATAAATTGAAGCCATATAATCTCCTTATACGTTAATTGTTTCGAATACATCGAAACTCATGCCTACATTGATTTCGGAGTTTGCCCTGAAATCAAATTCATCTAATGCGGCACCGACATGAAATGACTCGTATACATCAGAGATAGCCCCGATATATATTTCGCCATTAAGTTGAGTAGTGCTTTTAGTTTTGATGATTAAGTTCTTAGGTATTAACGGCTCGACATAATCGATGATGTTGTTGAGTTGCGTTTCAAAGCCATCTACTACGTCTAGCCAGTACTCATACCTATCAGATACAACAGAGTGTTCTACTACGTGATTACCAAATTTGAAGTTAAGCATTTCTTGTACTTTTGGCATAGTAAAAGGGCGCTGTCCGATTAATACCGATAGTATTTCACTTCTGCGCCCTTCTGTATCTGTCAAATCAGTAGGATTAATACCTAATATTTGTTCCCAAGCGGCTAGACCGTAATCTGCAGCCGTATAGATGTATTCTTCTTTAAAGATATCTAGCATGATATCCCATAGCAGTTGTAATTCAGCTGATTCAACTCGATACACTTCTTGGATGTCCCGTGAATCTCGAGTTAACGGAACGGCGAATTGTGAGATATCAATATTACGTTTAAAAATACCGAAATCTGTAATCATACCGCCACCAAAGTAATCGTCCCTAATACTGGGATTTGATTATCCTTTAATTCTAGTTTCGATATAGCGGCGCCGTTTATGGTAATTCTACCTACATCAAGAACGTTAGGAAGTTCGACCATTAAAGCCGTTACAAGGCTAGACCGAAGAATAACATGATCTTTCTCGTCTTGATTACACCATTCTTTAGCACGAATAAGTAATCGTTGTTTGATAGCGTTTTCAGCAAGGGTTTGAATTTCGTTAATTGTGTGACCGCTCATCATAGTTACTTCAATTCTGTAGTTAACAGTTACCGGCTCAGCCTTTTCGATTGTTACAGTATGACCGATAGGAGCGAGCCCATAGCCTTTGCCTTTCGGTGCAGGGTCTATAACATTCTCTACTTCCTTAATCAGTTCATCTGCTGCGGGTTTGTAGTCGCTGTTCAATACAACCAACTTAACTGTACCGCCACCATTCCAACATCGGTATACTTTAACACCACTTACACCAGGGATGGCTAATACCTTCTCTTTGTAATCAGCACCATTACCGCCATAAGCTTTTGATTTTAAAGCATCAAAGTATCGTTTTCTAAACACTTCTGTGTCTTCTTCATCTTCACCCGGCGTGATATTCTTCAATATTTTAGCGGAGGTAAGGCCATTAATTCCTTGGATTGGTGTAATATCACCTGTGGTCGCATTAGGAGTGCGCCCATACTGTTCACATTTGAGCTTGTACTTATGTTCCGTATCATCGATTAACTCTGTTACAACAAAGTTGTATTCGTTGTAATTAAACCTGGAGCCAAGCGGTACCGCCATATTAAACTGGGCTTCAAATTCGCCTTGTGTGGCCGGTTCCGGGTAAATATTGAACTCTGCCGCCCTAAGTATTAAGAAGTCTCGGTCTGCCGTAGTTGCAAACGCTTGTTTCAAAATAACATCTGCTAGAATATAGAGTTCTGCAAACTCAATACTTGCCGGAGCTGTAGCATCGTATATAACACTACCTTCACGCAGATCGAATTCATCTTTAACTCTATCAAGCATTCGTTTTTCAATTCGATTGGCCGTCATATGCTCATACAATACCTTTCACCCCTTTCTTGATTTTTTGTAGCGTACCATAGATAGTATCTACATCGAACTCAACCATGACGTCACCACCTTCGTGGCTAAAATCAAAGTTGTATACCTTGGTTATTCTATCATCATTCAGCAAGGCCTCTTCTATGCGACGCTGTAACTCAGCGTACACATACGGAATAGGCTGCCCAAATAAATCTTGTAATTCGATACCATAATTCCAACTGTAAATAATATATTGGTATCGCTCCGTATTGATGATTTTATAAATCGATTGCTCCATAGCTCGCAACTTATCCGCATAACCCCTAATTTGGCTATCCGTTCTAAAATCAACATCATACGTATGCGACGGCTCAATATAATTCACTGTGTCAGGAATAAGGGCATCGTTATTTTGTTTTGGTAATAGTAAATTATCTGCCATTACTTAGTCGTGCACCCCCTATTTGGGTTATACCAACGGTCTAACGCTATGTAACGCTGTCCGCCTGTTTCCTTCAGCATAATGACTTTGTCTCCCATTACTAATTGATTATGAACGAGATACTTCTTACGGCCTACGTAGTCATGATTATGACTTTCGAATAAGGCCATACCGCCACCACCTGCTCGGTTTTCTGTAACATGATCTACGCTCATCTCCATAGTCCATTCGCAAGTGTTTTTGGTAAGAATAATATTCGCTTCAGGTACAGTTAGTTTAGGGTCAATCTTAATAGCTAGCGGTGATACACTGACAACTTCGCCGACGATTACTTCCATAGGTTCGCCATTCGATATAACGGTGCTCGCTATTTCTTTAATCGTATTAACGATTTTCATGTATTCGCTATCCATTATTGAGCCCCCATTCGAATAATCTTAGTTGGTGCTTCGCCGTTATGCCATGCATAATTTGCGTCGCCATACTTCATAGCATACCCACGGCTAGATGAGTTACCAAAGCAACCACCAGCACCATCAGCAATTACAACATGATCATCATCACCATAAATCAATAAGTCGCCCTTGTTAGCATATCCATTGAACTGCTCGGTAACATATCCTTTCGCTTCTAGGTTTTGGCGAAGTGTAGGAACAGATGCCGTCCCTTTATCATATTCCGCTTTTAAATCGGAGTTGTAATATGATCCAGTAGCGCATACTGTGTCCGCACACCCTACGCTACCATATTGAGATACTCGGCCGTCATTGGCGCTGAATGCGGTATCAACTTGACCCGCTGTACCACCTGCACCAGTAGCAACTCCACCGGCACCAGCAACAGATTTTGTTTTCTTGCTAGCCTCGATTTTCTTAACCGCTTCTGCATCTTCGTCTTTTGCAACTTCATAAGCTGCATCATTATCAACGTATCGTAAATCTAAATCCATTCCGTGAAATCCTGTTTTAAACGTATGGGTAACGGAAGTTACCATCATATAATTATTGACAATCATATCGCCAAAGTTTCGATTGATATATACCAACGAGCCGCCACGCACACGCACATCGCCAATGACATTTTTGAGTTTAATCTCACGGCTTTTCTTGTTTTTGTGAGCCATGATTGCTTTGGCTTGCGCTACTGCGTTGATGTCCTTTTCTTTAGGAATGAGCAGATACTGTAATCTGCCCCATTTCTCGATATTCTTATCGTCCTTAGCTATAAAAGTGTTCTCCAACTTACTTGATGCACCATTTGGGACTGTACGGACGATTTTTACATAGTTGTATGTCTCTTTGTCTATGGAGGTCGTATATTGCACGTCTTCCATACACTCGTCATCAATATAAATATCAGTCTTCATGGTCTCAAACGATGCTAGCCGTAACTCGCCCGCATCATCGTACAAGTGATAGAACGCATGATTAGGCGTGTATATGGACGTTTTATCGAGTAGTTGGCATATCATTTCTTGTAGTGACTTATCTTTGAATATGGTTTGCGGTTTCTCAGGAGTTTTCCATACGGTGTCGTCCATGTAACCACATTTCAAACCAAAGTCATCGGCTACCATTTTGATGAACTCTGTCGCCGTCATAGCTCCGATAACATAGCAATCTTTGTTCTTGAGATAACGTATCTGATCATAGCAAGTAACCGAAATAGAATTCTTGCCGTCTCGTTGTTTCTCAAAGACATACCCAAAGAATACCGCCCCTCCGTTTAATGTGAACTTAACTGTATCACCTTCTTCAAAATTGAGGTTAGGGTCTTTAGGTACTTTAAATGTCATCTTGCTCGGAACACAATCCACTGCCCTTGTAATTTGTACGCCGTCTTCTGGTTCTATAAGCCACAAATCGCCATTACTTTTATTTCTAATGGTCAGCTCATAGTGAAGTTGAGTTGGCATGGGTAACGGAATGATAGTGCCATTGATTTGAGATTTTTCGACTGTTTTCTTTTCATCTATAGCCATTCATTATTACCCTCTCGTTTCAATTGGATAACCTGACCTACACCCAAGATAGCCGGTACAGCAATTTTATTAAGTGCTGCAATTTGGAATAGGTTATCCGTATTGCCTAGTTGCTTCTTAACGATTTGTTGTAAAGTCTGACCTTTTGAGACCTTAGCAGTAGATGCTACCGCCTTACCATCTGTTGGTCTGTCCGACTTAACACTACCTTTTGCAGTACCATCCTTATCGGTTTTCACTTCTATTCGTTTGGCGCCCCATGGCTTCCACTGTTTCAATGTAACGCTAGCATACGAGTCAAAGCCATTATCTGCATCCTCTTCTATGACGTAGTTTTCAAGCGTACACTTCATGTTAGTCATAGCTAGCATCTGTCCGCCTGGTTTCATTCGAACTACGATGAATTGGAAGATTGTCTTTGTAGTTTTAAGTTTTTCTAATTCGTCGATGTAATATTTAGCCTTTTTAGATTTAAACAACATCGATTCATTAAATGGATAATCGGAGTTAGGCAACAAGAATTTAAAAGCAATATCAGTAAGCCCTGCAGGCTTAATAACATTAACTTCACCCTTTCCCAATAACTCCATCGTTTCGTTCTTGCCATTGATAGTAGTGGTTAATTCTTTAGGAGGGATTGGTATCTGCATCGTCCCCATATAGAAGTAATACATTTAGATCCCCTCCCTTTGAATTGCAAATGCATCTTTCAAGCCTTTCGAGATTTGACTTGTAAAGCCGTCTAAGTCTGTACCGTTGTTAATTTCCACATCATTATTCATTTGAATATGGATAATATTAGCATCTTGCCATTTCTTCAAGGACTTATCGATAGCACTTTCACGGAGTGCCTTGATTTCCTCATTGGTCATGTCGATAGACTTGGCAATCTTGCCAGTGTTCTTTGCAGTCTTACCTGTATTCTTCTTAGTCTTATCGGCTGCATCATGATCAGCACCTGGAGTAATTTTGCTAGGGTCAAACTCTTTAGGAGTTTGTGGCCCTGTCATGTTAGGCAGTAAATCACTAAGGCTAAGGTTAGCCCCAATGTTATAGCCTTCGTTAAGAGCTCCCGTAATACTAGAATATTCCATCTTGCCCATGACGGTAGTTTCACCGCCAGCAATTTCAAATCGTTCTAGTACACCAGTAGACCCTCCTACTTTATCGATGTTTACACCAGGGATTTTATTAATAGCATCGATAATATCGTTAATTCTAGCTTTTACGAATTGCCAAATACCATTCCATATGTCGATAAATAAGTTACCGACTGCATGTAATGGGTCTTTGAATACGTTGGCTAAGAAATTAACGAATGCTGCGATAATGTTCCATCCCAATGCGAACACATTGAAAATAGCAGAACCGAACGCCCAAAAAGCACCTACTACAATTCCTAGTACGCTAATATTAGCATCACAGAAATAGTTAATAGCTTCTACGGCTAAGTAGATTATGACTATAACTGCAACAATCAATCCGATTATCCATGTTAACGGACACGCATATAATGCAGCGTTCAAGCCCTCTTGAGCTACAATCATTGCTAACAGAGCAGCAGTTTCCGCCCAATCTGCTACGGCCTTAATCGCCATAGCACCAGCAGCAATAATCGTTCTCCCGGCTGCTATACCGGCTTGGATTGCATAAAACGCCATAACACCGCCCAATACCATCATTGCTATATACATGATAGACGAGTGTTGTCTTACAAAGTTAGATAATGTATTAAAGGCCCATACTGCAGTGTTAATCGTTTCACCGATAACACCTACGAGCCAATAGAATACCGGTGCTACCGTTTGGATAGCTCCCGTTACGTTATCCACTAACTCACGGATACCCTCGCTATTAGCAAGGTCAGATATTCGTTGGAACACTGGCTCGAACGCCCGAATAGCTTTATTCTTGATTGATTGCATATGATCGCCCCAAGTTTTTGGCAACGATTCAAACTGCTTTTCAATTTCAGGCATATTATTCATGATGGCGTTCTTAATTACATCAGCGGTGATTTTCCCCTCTGAGGCTAATTTTTTAAGCTCGCCACGAGATACGCCCATTGATTTAGCAATGATGTTTTCAATCATAGGTGCGTTTTCAGCGATAGAACGGAATTCATCGCCCTGTAACTGTCCACTAGCCAAACCTTGCGTTAATTGGAGCATAGCGTTCTTTTGTGCTTCTTTTGATGCACCACCAATAGCAAATACCTTTTGAATGCCTTCCATGAATTCTACTGCTTTTCGAGGGTCAGGGAATGCATCATGTGCCGATTGTGATACTTGAATAACCGCATCAGCCATCTCCATATATCCACCTCTTGCACGTTGAGCAGATTCAAATATCTGCTTGTTTAGGTAAATTGCGTTTTCTTGGCTACCGGCTACCAATTTAAGGCGAGCTTGAACTTGAGCCCACTCCGTAGCAGTATCTTGTATTGATTCAATGGCGCCTTTTATAGCACCAATGCCATTCATCACAGTACTAGCTAACAGGTTACCTGCAAAGCTGTTCATGATACCGCCCATGCTAGCTTTTAGTGTTTCACTAGCATTCGATACACCGTTCATCTTATTGTGAAGTGTGTTCATGGATTGATAGGCTTTAGTTGTTGCGTTTGCGGCTGCGTTCATAGCATTAGGAATATTAGTAGAGAGGCTTATATAGTTAGAAAGTGTAGCCATTCATTACCCCCTTTTTGCCTTTTTCATTTCATCTTGCTCATCTTTAGCATGTTGCTGAATAAAGGCAATTACTACAGCCTTTTCATTCATGTCCATATCCGCAAAAACAGAAGGTCGCATATGGTATTTAACAAATGCCAAATATGCGAACATCGTTTCTGTTTCATTGGAATTTAGGAGTTTTTTACTTCTTTTACCTTATCTTCCATGCCTACGTCATAGCCTTGGGCTTCTGTTACTGCCGCCAAAAGGTCGGCATATTCGCCAGGTGTAAGCATTGCTTTTACGAGCTCAACAGGTTCAGTAACGCCCCAGCTATCTTGAAGTTCTGCATCATAAAGATTAGGGTAGGTGATCGCCTTAGATAGCACATCTTCATTGTATGCAGTCGCATCGAAGCGTTCTTCAGATTGACGAGTGATGCGGTCTGTAATACGTTTAGTGTACTTCTTACGCATCTTTTCTGTTTCGTCAGTAGCTAATGTTTTAATCTTCCACGCTACTGGCTCACCATTCACCTTGATACGTTTAGATGCTACGTATTCAGTCTCATTGACTACATCAACATTTTGTTTAAGGAATGCGCTTAAATTTTCAGCCATTGTAAAAACCTCCTAAAAAAAAGGAGCAAGCACTAGGCTTGCATCCCGTCTAATTCATTAAAGTGTTGAACATATTTAACACCTTCATAAGTGAAATTATGTTCTTGTTCGATGTATTTGCCTTCAGCATCGAATTCAGCTGCTGTTAATTCATCAAGGTTCACACCTTTTAGAATTACAGAACGGCGACCAGCTTTAGAAGTTGGATCATTATTAACTACTTGCATATCAAAGTATGTATCCACACCCGTTTTCAAGTACTTTTCAACCATCTTATCGAATAAAGCTGTGTTGTGGTAAATGGTTAAGCTACCGCTGTATTCTACGGAGGTAGACTTATTACCCGCACCGATACGGCCCAAGATTGCCACTTTTTCTTTATTCTTTTTAATTTTTGCACTGAGTTTCTTCGCTTGGAACAGTAAGTATCTGTTACCGTTCTCAACGATATAGCAAGATGCTAATTTAGAAGAAACAACGTCAGCTGCATCCATCGTTTTTAATGCATCTAAAATTTCATTTTCCATGCGTTATCCTCCTAGGCTACTACAACAGTCATGTACAATTTTTCCATAGCAACAGTTGGTTGTAATTGTACGTTAACCAATACATCTTCCTTGTTATCGCCTTGTGTAGGTACTGGGATATCCTTATCATCGAAGTTTTGGATAGCTCGTACTTTTTGGTACTGCTCAGCAAGGTATACAAGGTCACCCCACAAAGACTCACGACCTGCTTGGTCGTTAGGTGATTTATCAAGATGTGTTTTATTAAACAATCTAGCACTATCAACTGCCCAATTATCAAGTACACGAACGACTTGGTTAAGAGAGAAGTCTCGGTTTTTAGCTTTACTGAATTCAGTAAATGTGTTGATATCTTTCAACACACGTACATCACCTTGAATGTTGCCACCTACCGCATCAGTTACACTATGGAACATGAACATACCATCTTTAATAGCTTGTTCGAGTTCGAACTGTTTGTATTTAACGTTTACTGTGTATTCACCATCGTAGATCATGTTGCCTACAGTAGCGTTGATATTGCAAGATGCTTCTTGACCTAATGTCCAGTACACCAAAGAGCCTTTTTCAGCACCTTCATCGGTTACGTCATTAAGGATGGAGATAACCCCTTCATAGTTGACCTTAGTCTTACCATGGATCACTAATTGGAATTTAGCGCCGCTTTGTTCACGGCATCGTTTTGTAAATGCAATAAGTAAGTTCTTAACAGTATCGTCAGCACCAGCATAACCGATTGTATTAAAGTAGTAAGGTTCAAGCATATCAAGGCCATTTTGATAATTTTGAACAGTTACAGCACTACCATTAGTACCACCAGTCAATGCAGCATATGCACTAGCAGTTAATGCACCTGTTTTAGTAAAGATAATGTAATCATTGTCTTTCAATTCAGTTGCATCTTTCAAATTCTTTTGTGTATCTACTACTTTACGAACATCGCCAGTTGTAAGGTATGTATTTACAATGAATTTACCGCTATTATCTGGGTCAGCTTGTACAGATACACCCAAATCATTACCACGGATACCCTTATATTTAGCTTTGCCAATAGTGCCAGTTGCCTGAGCACCATCAGAATTTAATCGGTAGAAATAGCCAGTTTTCAAACCACGGAATAAATCACGTAAGCCCTTCATTTTGTCATGGCCGTAGTCATAACCAAAGTATTTTTGGCAATCCTTTTGGAATGTGTCGTTATCTACACGGAACACTTCACCGCTTGGGCCCCAATCAAAGGAGAGCATCATAGCACCAAAGCCACGATCTGATACTTCCGCATATGCTCGGTCTTTAGATACGAAGTTAATATAAGTACCTGGCAATACTTTATTGTGGAATAAGAATGTGCCACCACCTAATGCCATATTTCACTAACCTTTCACAGGCGTTTTTAATGCCTGATTTAAAATTCTATCAATGTCGCTTACCGTATACATTACATCTTCATCAAGAAGGCAAGTGAGCAAATCACGATACCGTCTATATTTGTCAGATGCAATGATAGCGTAAGCATCAAATTGTTGTTCAGTCGTTACCTCGACTGTTTCTTTTTCATCTGCCATCTTTTACCCTTTCTGTTAATTCCATGTGTTTCATGCGTTCGATTGGTTTAGATACACTTCGTAAGATATTTTCATAAGTTACAAAAAAATGTAATACACCATCTGACACTTTATACTTCATACCAGTACCCATAATCGTACGTTCCCCAACTTGTACGAATTCAAGGAACTGATACAACACACCTGGAATTTCTAATAACTTTCTTGTATCTGTAACCACATCAAGATTATTGGCGTAATACATGATGTCTAAATCCAAAGAGGTATTATATAGCCTTCCAACATGTCTGCTCATACTAGGTTCAATGACCTTGATATAAGCACATGGGAATGTCATATTATTCTCTTTGAATTCTAGGTATATAGGCACATTCAAGGCCTTATGTACAGTCTTAGATACGGCCGTTAATATATCAGTATCCACCATGATCTTCAATCCATTTCTTTAATGTAATCTCCATAATACGTTTAGCATTCTTGTTGACAACCTTCTCCGCTTTCTCATGCATGTACGCACCATCAACCCATGGCTTTTTCAATCTGCCGCCTTGCATTACACCGCCTTTAGATTGCCCTATCCACGGAAGAAATCTCCCAACCTCTTGCCTGTGTCCATCATTAAGAAACGAGGCGTAAGAGGAGGTGTTAAACACCTCAACTTTACCGCTTTGATTGTTCAATTGATATTTACCAATACTCCATGATTGGCGTGTATGTTCGCTATCAAAGTATTTTGTCTGTATCTTTCCATGTTGCATGAATTTTACTGACCTTTTACCAACTGGCGTATTCAACTTTGCCTCACGCACATACACACTTGCCATGTTTTCAACCACTTTTTTATTAAATGCTTGAATATTCCCCGATTGACTTAATTTTATTAAACTATCTTTAAAATCAGTAAAATCTTTTAGGTCAAAATCAACACCCATGCTAATGCACCTCTAAATTTTCGAGTTGCACTTCTTGATGTGTGTCATATCGTGCGGAAATTGATGCACTGCGGAAAAGTTGCTTTGTATTTCGCCCTGTAACAGCTATTCGAGAGCCTTTTGGTATGATTACACTAGGCGAACAGAAAAGGCTCGTATACTGCGTAAATTTTGGAATTTCAGCCACATTGGCAACATTTGATGTTTTATATGACAATCTGCAAGGATAAGGGCCGTCAATTTTGGTTGATTTTGTCATTACCCCTGTTTCTTCGTCCATTTGGTCGATTTCAGTTTCAATCGTACATTCACAATCGTAAAGTTTCTCGATTTGCTTTGTGTACTTCTCTACCATTTCAGCCGTCGGAAGCATGTCAACTCACCCTCTCCATAATTTGCGAATATTTGAGCCATTTCTTTCAATCTATCCTCTGCACTTTTGCTGCTAAAACTCACTTGAGTGTCACCCATTTTAATCTGTGTAGGCACGTCTAAGTTTTCAGCACCAACCAATGCAACAATATTTGTCTGTAAATACGCTCCGACTACCCTATGCACTATTACGTGTTCGAGTTCAGCCGGTAGCGTTTTACAATTAATAATATTGAGTACACGTTGGGTTTCTGCAGTAATCAGATAGTTAAGAATAGGTGTTTCAATATCAACGCTTCTATTCGTTATCGTCAGAATTAGATCTAGAATTTTTTCTAACATTCTTTACCAATCCTTTACCATTCGTAGTTTCCTCTACTGTTGGATTTTCTTCCGTGTTCGTAATTCCCTCTACTGTTGGATTTTCCGACTTGTGGTATCGTCTTAATAGCATTCCCATAATTTCACCTACTATTTTTTAAATGTTGCTTTTACAACTTTAGATTTATTAGTTAATGCTGCAATGTAATGTTCAGTTACTGTAATTACGTTTGTACGTTTCAATACATCACGATCAGTTTCAACTAATGCATCACGTTTCATAAAGATTGTTACTGCTGGAAGTGCTGGAACACCATCTTCTGGTTCTGGTGTAACTTGAACGATATAGTTATTGAAGTTGCCTGCATCTTCAACGATTTTACGAGATACAACAACATTACAACCAGCGATTTTACCGATTACACCACTAGCCATTACATCGTTGCCGTATTTGTTTTTGTCGATGAAGTTAGGGTCTTTACGCAATGTTGCTTCTTGTGCTGGGGAAATAAATAAATATTTCACCACGCCTTCTTGTTCTTCATCAAATTTAGCAACCGCATCAACAATGCCATTGTAAGAGATTGCACTTGTAGAAACAGAAGTGAGTGTAGCACCGCTCAATGCAGCCAATACATCATTATCAACTTTAGAGGCAATGGACATGGCTAATTGTTGAGCAGCCGTACCAACTGGGTCGCCCAAACCTGTAAGGATAGCTTTGTCAGTCAACTCGACTGCTTTGCCAGCCTCTTTGATTTTGTAATCATCGTGAGATGCAGTCATTTGGTCTGTATCCATCGGTGTACCTTCAGTAAGGTCTACCGCATCACCGATATAGCCCCATACTGGTACTGTTACGCTTTCACCTGGTTGACCTACCAAAGTATTATCGAATGTTGCAATTTGTGTGAATTTAATCGCTTTAGGCAAGCCAGCGGACACCATGTCAGCCATAACTTGCGGTTTAATCATATTAGTAGAAGTAGTTAATGCCATTAGTTATCTCCTTTTGATAATTGGTTATAAAGTTCTTGATTTTCATCGAAAAGTTTAGAGCGTTCAGCATAGTTCATCTTGGCAAATTCCTTGGATGTAATCGTAGGTGTGCCGTGCTTACCGCCCTCATTGCCAGCTGGTGTGCCTGTTGGTTTTGTATTTTCTCCAAATAAAAAAGGGTTCTCTTTCATGACCGCATCAAGTTGGTCTTTGAGCCCTTTAATTTCGCCGTTTTCAATTGTTGCATCGTTTAGATCTAACAAAGCACGCACAGCCTTATTATTCTTAGATTTGACACCACTCAATGCCGTATTAACGATGTTATCAATTTCCATGCTTTTGATTTTCGCCTCGTATTCAGCAGTTCTTTTGTCTGAATCGGCTTTCAATGCATCGATTTGTTTCTTTAATTCGTCGTTACTAGCATTAGCTTTTTGAAGGTTATCAATTTCACCACGTACCTTTGATAATTCCCCCTCTACCGATTTGAGTTTGTCATTTTTCGCATTAAATTGGTCTTTGGATACGTAATTCTTGCCGTAATCTTCCACCACTTTGTCCGCTACCTCTTCACTCAAACCTAACTTCATTAATTCGTCTTTAGTCATATTGACCCCCTTATACAAATACCCATTTCGCTTTATTTTCGTGAGCCACACCTCACGGCTACGGTCTTGTTGTTTTACGCCTAACAATACTAAAACGGCAATTAAAAAAGCAGCCGTTAAGCTGCTTGATTAGTTAATATATTGTTTTTCCCATTCTTCATAGGATATAGCGCCAGCATAATCGGTACTCTTATCATCTTTATTTCTGCCTGTTCGTGTTTCACCATCTAACCCCTCTATATAAGGGATAGTAGTAGAACGACAATAACAATGGAATGGCGGAACAGTAACACCAGGTTTAGCATCAACACGCCTTACAATCTTTCTATCCATACGCCTACAAATAGGTGACGTATGACTATCTAGCGTGGCTAGTATCTCCAACTTATCAACATCGAGTTCTGCCATGCTATCAAGAAAGCCCTGTTCATGTACTCGTGCCGTCTCTGTTTCTACTAACCGTTTAGCGTTGCTGTACGATGTTTTCATTCGCTTGCTTAGGTTATCCGCCATAGTGTCAGCACCTTGCCCAATCATCAACGCTTGCGTGAAATCATTCTGCAGGTTAGCTACTAGCTTGACCTTATCGCTCCATATGCGACTGCTGAAATCTTGCCCATCGTTAGCCCATTGGCTATTTATAACGCTATCCACACGCTTACCATCAATGCTATTAATCATTGAGTACGAGCCTCGTTGCGTTTGTGCTGTGTATGCATTCTTATATACTGATGATCTATATACATCATCTAACATATCCTTAACAGATACATTTTGACTATGTGCCATAACTTCGATTTCATGCACCATATTGATATACAGCATTTGCTCACGGCTTAACCGCTCACGTATCGATGCATTAGACAACATTTGTTGATGTTCCTTAGACATTCCGAGTTGTTTCGCCTCATGTTCAAACTCTTTCAAGTCCATCTTAAAGGCTTTCATTTCGTACTTATCTAGTAGCTTTCGTGCTTCTTGTAATGTAATGCCGTTTTCATTGGCAAATCTTCGATACCAATCATTAATAGCCTTTTCTATTCGCCGTAATGCTCGTGCATACTGTTTTTTGATTTCCTCATCGGTTAATGTTGCCTTTTGAAATGCTTCATCTAGGATGCGTTCATACCGTTTTTGCCAGTAATCATTCGCCATGTTCCTCACCACCATTAGGGATTACAAAGTCAGGCATCAATTCAGCCTGTTCTTTCTTCAAACGTTCTAATTCCTCATTGGTGTCTAATGTCCATGGGTGATTAGATACGATTGTTTCGTTGGAGATGATGCCTACACTGTTACGGCAATTGTCGATGACCTCACTTTCATTGACTGGTGTGAGTTTATTAAATATGAATTCCACATCATCAAGTGCGTTACTACCTAGGATGTTATAGTACTGTCCGATAAACTCCAGCATCTTCTCAAATGATGCCTGGAACTCTACTTCAAGTTGGTTACTATCTAAATCAATATCAGAATACATGCTCATGATGTTCATCTGATTGGGGTTGTTAGCCATTCTATCATCTTTTGCATCAAATCCACGGCCATTTTCTATAATTGCCGTTTTTAATGCATGGATAATAAATTGATAGTTAGCCGTGTTTACTTCAATGTGTAAAGCCTCAACACCACCATCACCATTTACAGTGTTAATCTTGACCGCTCCATATTGGGCTAGCTTTTGTCTAAAATCTGCCAAATCCGTGCCGTCATAGTTCTTCAATATCAGAATGGTATTCCGACTATCTTCCATCATGTTGTCTGCTAACATCGAATACATATCATTCAATGCGTCTTGTAAGCACTTAACACGATTAATAATAGGTTGTTCTATATGATTACCCTTGAAACAGATTAAAGGTACTTGGCCCCAATCATAGAACACGTTACCAGCATTAATATAACGTTGCTCGTCTTTCTCTTGATTGATGTACAAGTTTTGATTTTGATAAGTGTAATACTTTACCCTATCTTTTGTGTAAAACTCTACAAAGGTTACTGTCTGATTAGCACCGAGCGGAGCATACACTTCCATATCGTACATATACACAAATGCATCTAACTGTGTATGATCATCATCACGCCAAAACGGAAGAATGTTTTCAGGTTTTAAACGTTTGAAAGCAATATCTCCATTTGCATCGATGTATGGATATAAATACCCTTTACCAGCTATCTGCGAATCGCTGCATACGTTTAATAGTGTACGTTGGAATTTACGATTAAATATATCAGTGATGCGGTCGTCTTCCGTCTTAATTTCAAGCGGTTTACCCAACATATAATTAACTTTTTGGTCTACCAAATCATCAATTTTATTATCAACGATTTTATTGTTCGGTAGATTTTGCAACTCCATCAACGTTCCATCTTCTATGATGGTAGTCCGCTTTTTGTTTAGAACATCATGTTTACCCTCATAGTATCGTCTACCGGTTAACATGTCTTTTCTATCTTTACTACTTAAAAATTTTCGTATTTCACTTTGCAAGAATTCACGTTCGGAGATGCCACTATTCCCCTCTATGATTGCTTGCCACATTTCATTAGTTGTTAGCATTGTACCCCCTTACCAGCTAAATCTTGCACCGTCCATGATTTCACGTAAGCCATAACGCACCGCATCAATGGTATGATCATTATGTTTTGGATAGCTAGAAATAAAATTACCATCTTTATCCTGTGCGAATTCGTAAGACATAAATTCACGATACGCATTAGGGCAACGCTTTTTATCAATGTAAATCTTCGCCCTATCTGATAACCATTTGATACTAAAATCACGGCTATCAGGCCCTTTGCGTACTGGATACGCTCTTATACCTAATTCTGTGAATTCTGCTATTGATTTAGGTTCTGCACTATCACAATATACAGGCCTATCACCTACTTTATCCTTGATAAGGTTCACGGCTTTCTTATTGGTTAATTTAGTACCGTACACTTCATCATAGATATAAATAGTATCGTGCTTTTCATCGTAGTTCATTTTCATATATACGAATGGATCAGTCGCAAAACCAAAGTCAATGCCATGGAATACATTATCAAATGTATCTATGATTTCATCTGTGATGTCTAATTCTTCAACGTTAGGGAATACATCACCGCCTGTACCAGTTACTTCACCCATATATTCATGAGCGTACAGGTCAGGCCGTGCCTCTTTTAACTTTTCGGCTTCATTTACGAATTGTTGCCCTAACCATTCCACAGGAACCATAGTGTAATCACTTTTGATTACCATTCTATCTGCATCATCTGTTAGTTGTTCTACGTTCACCCAATTATCACGGCTTTTAGGTGGATTGAACGAATAAAAACACCAGTACTTATCACCACCACGCAATAAGGACTGGTTTATGTTACGTATTTCATTCATGCCAGCGAATTGGTCTAATTCTTCGAACCATACTATGCCGACATACCCAAATGGTAATTTAATTGATTTTACTTTTTGCGGATCATCAACGCCAAGGAATAATATCCGTTGCCCTGTTGGATTATAGATAATCTCTAATGGTGACTTCTTAAAAGTAAACTTATCAGATACACCCAACCTCTCAATACACCACTCTATTTGAGCGTATACGGAGTTTTTCAATGTTTGCCCCACCTTACGTAAGACAACCGCATGGCAATCTTTATTGCTCATCAATGTATCAACCACTTCAATACCAACAAATGACGATTTAGTACTACCACGGCCACCAGTCATCCAATAATGCGTGTGTCTGTGCCGTTTAATATCAGCA